TATTTAGGTGAGGCCAATCTAATGATTAAAATTCTTCAAAATTAGGATGAACAAAATAAATACCAGCAGGTACACTAACTACTCCATTCATTGTATTCCAACTGCAGGGTTCATTAAATACCATTGGTTCATAAGTTGCGTATATTGAACCATTTATAATTTGACATTCTTCTAATGTTGATTCATTAAAGTTCATTGAAAAATGAGGTAATGCAGGGTCTAACCATACCTGCTTTAAATCGTCTATTGAGTTTAATTTTACGTAATGCATATCATTCAGGTTTTAAATACATCCAAAGTGAATATAATCCAGTACTTGTATCACTATTATAATTTGCAAATGCTGCTGTACTGGCTGTAATATTTAAATTACTACCATAACTTCCACTAAAGAATGGAGTCCAAATTGTATTAGTGGATGGGCCTCTAAAGTATGAAGCACTTTGGTATGGTTGATTTGATACAGGGAATACTGCTATATAATTAAATGCACCCGGTTGTAAATAATAAGGTCTGTTATTACATACCCCAATTAAGCCTATATTATTGTTAACAAACTTTGGGTAATAAAATGCTGACCAACTGGATGAAAATTCAGCTGAGGCTGTATGTAATCGAGTCCAAGTAGTTATTTGTGCATTTGAATTATCACCCCTTACATAGGTTTGGTTACCTGTATGACATACAAAACTTTCAGTTGTGATAACTTTACCAAATTGGACACCACTAAATACTTTATCAACTGTAAAACCACCTACTGAAATAGCGTTACCGAATGAAGTTCTTTGGGTAGTTGTACCATCACCTAATTGATAACCTGAGTTTAAACCAGTTCCAAAAAATTGGCCACCTGATACTAAGTAAGTATTAGATTGGCCAGCATTCATATCAGTCCATATACTACCTGTTTTACCAAATGGTTCAGCCCTATTATTAGTGGTACCTGTTGCAGTATTCATACCAGTTCTACCACTTGCATTGTTACCTGATATCCATACTGAACCTGATGCTTTAGAAGAACCTGACATAAAACAAGTATGGGTTTGACCTGCTTCTACTCTAACCCATCCTTGATTAGTTGAAAGTTGTCTCCAAGTCCCAAAATCAGAATAAGCAGCACTACCTGAACCAAATTCACCATTACTGGGGGCACCTGTACCCCATATATAACCATTATTAATACCAATAGCAGCAAGTTGTGTCATTGTAATGTCTGTCCAACTTGAAGTAGGGGTTACACCTGTTATTTTATCTAATCTACCATTTACAAAACCTGATGATGGTCTGCCTGAATAAACATAAGATGTACCTGCTGAAAATAATTCACCACTTGAAGATAAACAATAAACTGCACTTGAATTAGCTACAATTTTAGTCCACACACTTGCTGATGAAGCACCTGTACCATAATTTGGTCTAACAAACCAACTTGGGGATGAACCACTTGCACCATTTAAACTCCAAATTGTACTATTTGTACCATCATAAGTGTTATTATTAGGTGCACCTGAGTTTGCTATTAAACCACCTGTTGGGTAAACAGTTGGTGCGGGGGTACTACCCCCAACACCAATCTGCCCTAAACCTGCTATCGCCGAAGCTTCTATCCCGTTTATTTTCGCCATAATATTATAATTGTATCCAAGTGAAATCAGGGTTAAAATATACTTGTCTGCTACCTGAATCTATAACATAACCAACATACCTGGCGACATGTCCTACAGTTGAAGGTGGTGTTTGAGTAATTGTACCATTTGAAGAAGTAGCTAAATATACTGGTGAACCATTTGTAAAACCAGCTAAACTTTGACTAACTCTAACTAATCCATGCAACACTATATCATTTTGATTAGCAGTTGTTGTAACAACTCCTAAAACACCAGTACTACTACCAATAGCACTAGCCACCGCCTCAGCCCACTGACCACTTCCTGATAGATATACTACTCTACCAGCTATTAAGGTAGGACCTGAAGATGACCAAGTATCTGCTAAGGTTACTCCTCTATCATATTGGCCTGCATTAGTTAGAGATGTTTCTTTTATTCTAATAGCATCTATTCCCCCTTGAGTTGTGTCTAAGTTACCTGTTACTATTAAACTACCTGATATTATAGCTGAACCTGTATAAGGGAATGTAGCACCCCCACCTCCCCCAGTATTAGTTATAGTTACATTACCTGTAGATTGGTTAATTGAAATACCTGAACCAGCAGCTATAGAAGTAACACCCCCATTTAGAGCATAAGAGGAGGTTGTAGCAAAAGAACTGCTAATAGCGTTTAAAATATAAGAAGCTGTTAAAGCATTAGTAGCCCAAGAAGATGTTCCTAATAAAGAACCTGTATACCCATTAAAAGAATTTATTGAACCTGTAAATTGAGTATCACCTATAACTCTTAATTCAGGCAAAGCTGATCCTGATATAACAACTGCCCCTGTTATAGATAAATTTTGGTTTAAATTATTTACAAAGGATGATGTTAAAGCATTAGTAGCCCAACTTGAAGTTATATTATAAGTTCCAATAGGTAGGAATGAAGCAGTTAAAGCATTAGTAGCCCATGAAGATGTGCCTAACAAAGAACCTGTAAATCCATTTAAACTATTAACTGATCCTGTAAATTGGATTTCTCCAATTACCTGCAACTCAGGTAAAGAAGAACCAGATAAAATAACAGCTCCTGTTATTGATAAGTTTTGATTTAAATTATTAACAAAAGAAGCTGTTCTAGCATTGATAGCATTAGACGCGGATTGAGCCCAACTTGAGGTTATGTTATAAGTTCCAACAGGTAAGAATGAAGCGGTTAAAGCATTAGTAGCCCAACTAGCAGTTCCAAATAAAGAACCAGTAAATGAAGAGGCACTAATTATAGAAGCTGTAATAGGTACAGTAGTAGAAGCTCCTAAAGCTGTTACTTGAGCTAAAGTACCAACACTTCCTCCCCCACTACCAGTGTTAACTGTTATAGGGAATGTTGAACCATCACCTTTTGTAAAAGTGATTGTATTGAGAACAACTGAAGCTGTAGTTAATAAAGAACCAGTATTAGTACTTCCACCACCTCCCCCATTAACAACATTTATAGCCCAACTAGCAGTTCCAAATAGTGAACCTGTTATACCTTGAGAGACATTAAGGCTACCTGAAATAGTTAAACTGCCTGAGGCTTGAGAAGAACCTGATATTGTTGGGCTAAATATCTTCATATATAATAAATATTTTAAATCATTGGTTGATTAGGAGTCCATTCTTCAGTACTAAGGATATCTATTATTTCAGTATAAGTGTAAGGTCCTTCAGCTGTTGTTAAAGTGTTAATACTTGAAGGTGTAGATCCTTCCCATTTAATAAAAGTTTTAGTTCCATCTACTGATCTACGAACAGTATCAGCTGATGTTTCTAAAACTTGGGTAAAATCAATTTTATCAAGTTCATTAACTGAGAAAATCATAAATTCTCTATTTTCATATTCTTCTGTCATAATCCAAATCTTGTTTTGTTATTATTATAATTTTGTAGGACTTCTGCTGCTGATAATCCTCTAGTATATATTCTACCAATAGCTATATTTCCTGTTAAATATGTGTGAATTCCAACAGCTGCTCCCAAAGTTATATTTTCATTTGAAGCAGTCCAAGGACCAGTCACAGTAGCAGTTCCAATTGAAGAACCATTTAAATACACAGCATGAGAAGTTCCAATAGAAGTAGCCGCTATATGATACCATGTATTGTAATTTAAAACATTAGCTGGTTGTATACTTACATTATTAGTTCCTAATCTTTGCCATAATAAAGTTCTTGTAGTAGAATACCATAAACCAAATGTTCTATTTCCTGAAGGGTTAGATCCTGTACCTATAACACGAACCCAATCACTAGGTCCTGATGATATTCTTATCCAAGCTTCAACTGTTATATCGCCTGTTAATAATGATGATATACCAGGCCCATTAACATAATCATCGGACCCATCAAATATAAAAATACCTCCATTATCCCCACTAAAAACAGGACCGTTTGTTAATGTACTACTTCTATTTTCTATACTAATATCTCTCCATATCGACCCAGATCTTGGGTAAGAGTCTTGTTTAGCGGCATCTAAATTTAATGTTAATCCATTTATCACTATACCTCCATAATATGCTACTCTTCCTGCCATGTTAAAATAATCCGAATCGGGTTTTAGTTGTGTTATAATTTGATAAAACTTCTGTAGCTGTTAAAGCTCTATTATAAACATCAAGTTTAGCTACTCTAGAGTTTTGATAAACTCCAACAAAATTTCCTATAGAAGCTGTAAGTGGTGTTTTAATAGTTCTAGTTTTAGCTCCTCCTGTAGTATTTAATCTTCCATCTAAATAAATGTTCATTACTCCTGTACTAGCATTTTTAGTAAAAGTCCAATAATGCCAACTATTTTGCCATTGAGCTGCTGATAAAGCTGAAGTGTTGACTCTATCAAAGTTAGCTCCATCATTCCCACAGTCCCAATAAACTACACTGTCAATCCAAGGTAAATGAATATTTATAGTTCTATCAGAACCGCTAGAAGCTCCAAAAATTGAACCTGTTACTAAATTTACACCATAGTTCCAAATCCCAATTGTAATTTCATTCCCCGTTGGTATAGTAGAAGGATTCAAACTAACATAATCATTAGTCCCATCAAGTACTAAACTCCCACCATTAGCACTATTATAAGTAGGCCCATTAAGTATAGAACCTGTAGTTTGGGTAGGGCCCAAACTATTTAAAACTAAAGATCCACTTATATATGATTTAGAATTAGCTATATCATAACTAAATACTAAATTTCTTGTAACTGTAGTAGGTCCTCCTGATAAAGTACTCATAGTCCAAATCTTGTTTTAAGAGAATTATAGTTTTGTAAAATCTCTGTAGCTGTTAAAGCTTTATTATAAACAGACATGTTATATATATTACCTGGTAAATTAAATCCACTAGAAGTATATTTACCAATATTAATTGTCCTGTCTAACCCAGTGAATGTAAAAGTAGCTGAGCCTGGGAAGGTATATTGGGTTCCATTTAGGTAAAAAAGAGCTGTTGTACTATTTTTTACCCATACAATATTAGATATTTTATTTAAAGAGATATTACCTATATCATTTGTTGTTAATGTCAAAAAGTTATTAGGTGACCCTAAAGTTCCTATATAAGCTGATCCTGATTGAACTTGCATAAACAAATTATTAGATCCTGTAGCGCTTAATAAAACTGAACCATTCCCACCATATGAAGTCACTCTAATCCAAAATGATACTGTATAAGAAGTTAAACTAGAAAATATATTAGTTGTTGGATGAGTTGATAATACAAAATCATCTACCCCATCAAACACAATACTTCCTCCATTAGCTGAATTAAAAGTAGGACCATTAGTTAAAGTACTATTATTATTACTTCTACTTAAGTCAGCCCAAGTAGTACTACCACTAACATATGACCTACTATTAGCTGCGTCTAAATTTAGGATTAATCCATCAGTTACTGCTCTTGGTGAAAAACTAAATGCCATAACTTATATACCTCTTACAATTGTTTTTATAGTCCATGAACCTGTTGTTGAAGAACCTGTTAAAGCCATATTTGAACCTGTTATAATAACAGCAAATGAAATAGCTGAGGTACTTCCAAATTGAGAAGCTGTTGTCTCCATGAAGTTTACACTTGAAGCACTTTGAATAGCCATAATAGTTCCAACTCTAGCATTTGAACCTGATCTAACAGAATATTCAAAGAATGCTGTATCATATGAAGCTGTTGGTAACCTATAAACTGTAAACGATCCTGAGTTAGTTTGTGTTACTTTAGCTGTGCTAACTAACATAGGATCTAAGTAACTACCAATCAATACTGAGTTATCTGAGAATACTTCTAAAATAGGTAAACCTGAGATATCATTAACTGAGAATAAACTTCCTGTTAAACTATCTGTTACTGAGAATAGTTCACCTGAAGAACCTTGAACTGTAAATACTGGTTGAGCGGAACCTGATCCATAAACTGTTAAAGTAGATCCACTAACTGTTCCAACAGAACCTGATAGGAATGTTCTAGAAGCTGTTATATTTGTAGAAACAACTAATGAACCAGTCATTGAAGTTGTACCTATTGTAGAAACAGAACCACTTAAAATAATTGAACCTGTAAATTGGGAGTCTCCAATTACCCTCAATTCAGGTAAACCTGACCCTGATAGGATAACAGCTCCTGTTATAGCTAAATTTTGATTTAGATTATTTACAAATGATGCTGTCAAGACATTAGTAGCCCATGAGGATGTTATACTATAAGTTCCAACAGGTAAGAATGAAGCTGTCCTAGCATTATTAGCCCAACTTGATGTTCCTAATAAACTACCTGTAAACCCCCCTGTTGATCCTACTGACCCTGTGAATTGGGTTTCTCCAATTATTCTCAATTCAGGAAGAGCAGAACCAGATAAAATAACAGCTCCTGTTATTGATAAATTTTGATTTAGATTATTTACAAAGGATGATGTTAAAGCATTATTAGCCCAACTAGCAGTTCCAAATAATGAACCAGTAAATGAAGAAGCACTAATTATAGAAGCTGTAATAGGAACAGTTGTACTAGCTCCTAAAGCAGTTACTTGGGCTAAAGTACCAACACTTCCTCCTCCACCACTGCCTGTATTAATGGTTAAATTAAAAGTAGTGTTATCACCTTTTGTAAAAGTGATTGTATTAGAACTGACTGAGGCTGTTAGTATATTTCTACTCGCTAGAGAAGCAGTACCAAATAATGAACCTGTTATACCTTTAGTATTATCTGCTACTAATTTACCTCTTAAAAGAATATCATCATTAGCTACATCTATACTAATTCCTGTACCATTACTAACATTATTAAAATCACCAATAAAAACGCCTAAAGTACTATTAGCTATAGATCCTTCAGTTTTAAATATATCTTCACCATCTGGGTCTTGGATTAAGAAACCAGCATAAGTATCACTACTTAAGCCTCTAAATTGATGAGTTGTATCAGCTACAGCTGCTCCTCCAAATTGTGATCTACTAGCATTAATTAAAATAGAACTACTATATTGTAATCCTACTTCACCATTTAATGTATTAGCAGTACCTGTAGCAGTAACTAAATAATTGTCAACATTATTATTAATTGTAACTCCGCTTCCTCCGGTTAATAAGTTTGTACCTGCACCTCCAACACATGCTGTCAAATCAATATATGCTCCTCTTGCTGCCCCACCTTGTTCAAAGAATCGAATTTTGTTTTGGAAGGAGTCAATAGTAATACCACTACCTGTAAGAGAGTTATTAGTAACTGATTTGTTTAATAATATTTCACCACCTTCGTCTCCTGATTGGTATAATACACTTAATTTAGTACCATCAAATGTTAAAAGTGATTCAGCATTTAATGTTCCATTACCATTAGCTGTTGTAATTCTAGTGTCACTGTCATTTGATATAGCGGGGGATATGTTTGAAGCAGTAGAAGCAAATGAAGCTGTTAAGGCGTTAGTAGCCCAGCTTGAAGTTCCAAATAATGAACCTGTGAATCCTTCACTAGAGTTAGTACTTCCTATTATTATTAATCCACCTGAAATAATCTGATTAGAACCAGTAGTCCAAATAAATTTATTAGCTTTAATTTTATTAGTTAATGATGACCCTGGGGATGATGGGTCGGTAGCAAATCCCATCAAATAATCAGTTCCGTTTAGGGTTGTTATTTCATTGGTACTCGGGATATAGAAATAAGAACCACTCTGCCCAAATAAATCTAAAACAGTATCAGTTATTTTAGTTGTATTACCATTACTTTGAATTATTCCACTACTATCTCCACTCCCAGCTCTATAAACATAAAATTGACCTCCTCCAATTTTTAATAATTGATTATTTGTTGTAATATTTCCTCCATCAGATCCTGATGTGATGCGAAGGGTATTAACATTATGAATTAAAAATTCATTGGTTGTTGCTGCTGTATTAACATCAACCATCTCAACATTTCCTATTTTTAGGAAATTATGGTGATTTTGATCAGGCATGTTACCTGATATTATCAAACCAGCTCCTGTAATAAAGAAAGTATCAAGTCCTCCTATATCATACCCAACATTATAAGTACCTAATTGAATTTTGGATCCTTTATTACCTAAAGCTTCAAATCCTCCTGTTATATAAGTTGAACCTGTTATAATAACATCCTGTCTAAGAGAATTAACATAGGAGGCTGTTAAAGCAAATGAAGAAGTTATAGTAGAACTTCCTGTATTAACTGTTATGTTAAAAGTTGAACTATCACCTTTTGTAAAAGTAATAGTATTAAGATTAACAGAAGCTGTAGTTAAAGATTGGCTATAATAAGTTAAAGCTGAAGTTCCTCCGACAGCTGTAGCGTAACCTGATTGAGAAGTAGGGAAGTATATTTTTAAGTTATTAGTGTCTTCTCCATCAATTTCTTGGGGAATAATAACTTGCCCGCTAGTATCATATACTGTTATAACAGGATATTGAGTGCCAAGATTATGGGCGAAAGACCATGTAGTAGCTGCTGTAGATTGATTTAAAAAGGCAGAGTCTGACCCACCTCCTCCTCCACCACCTCCATTAACAACATTTATAGCCCAAGAGGCAGTACCAAAAAATCCTACACCTGAGAATGAAGATGAAATAGCATTTGTTGTAGTATTACCTGCATCTGTTACTTGTTGTAAAGTACCTACACCTGAAGCTAATGAAGCGAGGGAGGCAGAAACACTTGGAAATCCTGTTATTCTTAAATCACTTCCTGTTATACCTCCGCTGGCGCTAATGATTGAACTTGTAACATTAGTAGCAAACAAATTAGAAGTAAAAAGATTAGGAATGCTAGCATCATAAATAGTCCCAGCACCAGAAAAACTCCATCCAAATATACTACTATAAGTTATTCCTATAGCATTAGCTATATCCCCAGTACTACCTGTGAACATAACTAAAGCCTGGTTAGTAGGAAGTACACCACTACCTACTTCAATATAAGGAACAGAACCAGTAGGTAAAGTTCTTACTCTCCCTACAGAATCAACAATTAAAAGATTATTATAATTTCCTGTAGTTCCTACTGAGAGGTTTGGTAATTCTAAAATAGCACCACTTAATCTTACAGTGTTACTAGCAGAGATTTGACTTGTGGTAAGATCACCAGACATCCCTAAACTTCCAGTTACTATAACAGAACCGTTTACATCAAGGGCAGCCCCAGAACTAGATTTTCCTACTCCAATTCTAGGGCTATTTCCTGATCTTGAAATGAATAACATTTCTCTTAAATCATTCTTTCCTACAGATATAGATAAACTTGAACTATCCGGAGCTATAGTAAATTTAACACTAGCACTTGCGACAGGAGATAACAAGGCCCCACTAGGGTTAAATTGCATCGAGTTACTTTCAAACATATAAAATCCTCCATCTCCTAAAACAAAACCAGGAGAGGCAGGTGGAATTACAAATCCATCAGTATATAATTTAGTTTGCCCTGTATCAGCTTCAGTTATACCATATAAAGTTTTTCTTATCTTTAAACTCCCAGCGTAAACCTCACCCGCGATAAAACTATCATAATCATCAATTCCAGCATGGGAATATGCAACACCAGTATCTAAAGTAATAGCATTTTTTCCCCCAAACCCTAAAATAATAAAAGGTTCATTTGGTTCAGCTGCTTTAGCATTAGTAAATAATTCTCTACCATCTTTTAAAATATGACTTCCTGAGGGTTGGGATGGTTCGGGATCAAGTTCTCCTACTCTAAGGCTAACAGGTCTATCAGAAAGAGTATTATCATTATAATGTTTAATAGATGTAGCCAATAAATAACCTGAGGAAGAAGCAAATCCCGCTATAGAGTTGGGGGTACTGTCCCAAAAAAGGTTATTATTAACAGTTAAATTATTAACAATAGCTGTACTACCACTTAAATAAGAAGAAGATACAGCTCTTATAGCCCAACTTGAAGTACCAAATAGAGAACCAGTAAATTGACTAGCACTTATAACAGAAGCTGTTATAGAATTAGATACACTTAAAGTGTTTAGGGCAGCATCACTGCCTGAAAGGATGACTTTTTTCCAACTTGGCATTTTTCTGGTTCTCTATCGCGGTTAGATACGAATTAAAATCGCCTACTTCCCTTTTGGGCCAACAATAGTATTAACACCTATTATATTATTGTTTTACTTCTTGTATTGTAGCTAATTTTTCTTCAAATTTTTTTAAAAGATTTGACACTGTATGAGCATCCTTCCCATAAATTTGTACATTATGGATAGCTGCTATTGCAAATTGTATTTCTTGGGGTTCTAATCTAACTTGTAACATTTTAACATAAATTTAATTTATTAAGCATATATATAAATATCGCTAGTGTTTGTTTGAATATACATCTGTCCTAAGGAATAATTACCTACTCCTCCATCTCCAAAATTAACAGGAGCACCTGTAGGAGCAGTTGCTGAAGCGCTAACTGTAACTATGTAATCTGTAGTAGCTCCTGTTGATATAGAAGTAGCATTAGCAGCTACAGAACTACTTCGAGCCACCATCCAACGATTAGCTTCTTGATCATAGAAAATAGCAGTACCAAAAGCATCACCAGCACTAGCTGAGGTTTGTATTATAATACCTCCTTCATGGGATGGTGTTCCTTTAGACCCACTATTTAATAATATAAATTTATCTTCAATAGCTAAATTTTGAACATTTATAAATGAAGAAGATCCAAAGAATGAGGCAGTTCCGTTAACTACAAGATTACCATTTAATGTAGTTGTATTACCTGCATAACTACTTATCCCAGCATACCTTGATAAGAAATTTCCAATATTAGTAGTTTGTACTTCATCCTCAACAGAATGGTAAAACATGATTTGGTCAGAAGTAGGACTAGCGGATCCATCTAAGCCATTAGCACTTGTGATTATATTAGGTGTTGCCCCATAATTTACACTAAATACATTACTAGCTAGAGATAAACCAACACCAGCAGTATATATAGCATTTAAAGCATGTGAAGCTGTTATAGCCCAACTTGCTGTCCCTAATAAACTTCCTGTTATACCTCCATTAACAGATAATCCACCTGTCACTATTAAAGCTGAGATACTACCTGATCCTCCTAATATTCTTAAAGCATGGATATTACCAGATCCTGAAATTACCTGACCTGCTGAAGAGCCTGTTGATGTTATAAATTTTGATGGAAGGACCCAACCTATAGTTTGGGCGTTGGAAGATGGGTTAGAATCAAAAGCTAATAAAAAATTTAAATTTGTAGTCTCAGCTGCTTTAATACCTGTTGTATTAGAAGATATAACTGTTGAAGTTGTACCAACTGTTAATGGGGTGGAGTTGTTTGTACTATAAACTTTAAATGTTCCCTCTTTATGTTCTAATAAAAGACCATTATTAAGTAAATCTTCCCCATCACTTAAACCCCCAGACCTAATATAAAATTCATTAACATTATTTATAAAAAATCTATTGGCTGTTGGACTCAAATCATAATCAACTAACTCAGTATTACCAATCTTAACAAAATTATGATGGTTGGAAGGGAGATTAGAAGAACTTATTATCAAACCTGACCCAGTTATCCCACTCCCTACAATTCCAACTATATGGGTTCCTAAATAAGCTCTAGACCCACTAATTCCTTGGGCTTCAAATCCCCCACTTACAAAAACTGATCCTGTAAATTGGGCATCACCTATAACTCTTAATTCTGGGAGAGAGGAGCCTGATAAGACAACTGCTCCTGTTATTGATAGGTTTTGGTTTAAATCATTAACATATGAAGCAGTAACACCATGTGAAGCACTTACAACATTGTTAGCCCAACTAGCAGTTCCAAATAATGATCCTGTAAAACCTTGAGTAGCTATAACATTACCTGATACTACTAATTCATTTATATTACCACTTCCACTTATTAATAATGAACCTGTTATAACAGCGCTGCCTGAAAATGGAAAGCCTGTACCTGATCCTCCTCCCCCTATACTATTATCTTCTATTTGACTTCTTAATGTTCGGCCTACATATTGATAAACTGTAGCCCAAACATATTGGGTACTTGAAGGAGCAGCTGTATTACTATTAAATATTAAAACACCTGTTTTATAATCAAAAGTATAATTAATAGCGTCAACAGATGTATAATCACCTGAACCTGGGGTAGCTGTATTTGAAGTATAAACTTTAATGTTATAGCCTGGGGGGTTATCCTCAGCGAAGGCTAAAGATATAGCGGGTGAGCCAAATTTAGGAGATATAAAATCTGTAACTTGGGAAGCATCTATAATTTGTTCAGACACCTCACTTAAAGATCCAGTTAAGAAAAACCAAGTTTCTTTTTTAGTATCTGTAATAGAAGTTGTAGATCCTGGGGTTAATTGTTTTCTATACCAAAATTTTAATATAGGTAAATCATCTTGGCCTGCTAAAGTTGGGTCAGTGCGACTAGCTGATACTATAAAACCATTTTGAGAAGAACCACTAAAAGGTAAACTTGAACTAGGAATATACCTATCATCTGTAAAAATTTCATCAGAACTGATAGCTAATGTTGAGGTAAAAGCTTCTTGAGAATCAGCCAAACCTATTGTTCCTCCTGCTAAAGAGATAGGAACTGTAAATCTTCTATCTTGGAGTTTTCTATTACTAAATGAAGCACTTACAAAAGCCATTTATTCTGTATTTTTATGATGAATAGGTTATTTTTGTTATTGGAGAAGCATCACCTCTATATCTCACTACAACATAAAATTTAGGATATGTAGCATTTAAGGTCATACCTTGACCAGCGTTAACTAATATAGTATAAACTGAGTTAGATCCTGCTATTGTTTTAGAAGATCCATTATTACCAACAATATTCATAGTTGTTGTAAATGGATTTTTAATATTATCAGTAATTGTACTTCCTATACCTATATTTTCAACATTTTGATTTATATCAAATAAAGTACTAAAAGAACTACTCATAACAAGACCTAAAGCTATTTTATTATTTGATGTAGAATCCCAATTTACTACATCATTAGTACTATTAATATTATTAAAAGTTAAAGTAAAACTATTAATAGTAGTAGATGTACCTGTATTAAACTCTCGTATATACCAATAATAATTATCAGTATGATAATAATCAGAACCATACCAATAAGCTCTACCTGAGGTAGCCGCCCCAGGGGCTATTAAATAGCCAGGCTTAACTTGGAGAGCTCTAGGAACTGCATTTACTAATCTTGAGCTACTATTAAATACATTAGCTGCTGTTAATAAATTCATACTAGCAGCATCACTAGCTCTGCTAGCACCATTTAATTGAACTCTTCTAGATTCATCTTGGAAGTTTTCAACAATATTAGTTGAAGTACTAAAAACAGGATTATGAAAAGCCATAGATCCTGATGATGAAGGTTGACCAAAAGCACCAGCGTCATGATAATTAAAAACATTAGTTCTAAGAGCACTAATACCAGGTCTTCCTCCTGATCCTGTAGTTGATATAGTAAAAGTAGTAGGAGATATATTTGTAGCTCCTATATTAGTACCTCCACTAACAGTTAAAGTTATAGAGCCTGATATTCTTCCTATATCATTATAAAAAGGAATACTCCCTACTGCCCTAACAGTCCCAGTTGAACTATAGATTCTATCAGCTGAAGATATTGTAGCCTGATTATTAGTTACAGTTGTAGAACCTGTGACTGGAAAATTACTACTACCTGAAGATATAGAGGTTGATATAAATCCTGAAGTTACAGAGGATGAAAATAATGTACCCCCTAAGTAAGTAGGACTAAATAAATCATTAACACTCATAGATATCCCCCAAGTAGCCCTTGTTAAATAAGGAGCCCCAGATAAACTATTAGAGACAGCTGTAAGAGAACCAGACCCTATATTTGTAAAACTTACAGTTTGGAGAGGAACACTTATACTACTTAAAGGAGCCCAAAATATTATGCTTTGAGTAGTATAATAAGTAGCACCTATAGGTGGAGTTGAACCAGAATTTACAGCTATAGAAGCTGAGACTTCATACCATCCGGAAGAACTAACACTTGTTCTGGAAAACCCAGCTATATTGTTGTTTGAAGTATTAAATATTGAAGAAGTAAAAGATTTATCAAATCTTCCATCTTGATATGAAGGAGGTATAATAGTTGGATTAACTGTTTGTATTATACCTAATTTAATTCCTGTAGTATTATCAATTCCATTAGTATTACTACTAATTGTAGAGACTGATGTAGAAGTAGCTGTGGTTAAAGCTCTTTTAGAAAGAGTAGAAGATAAAGCACTAGATGCACTTATATATCTAAAAGTTATTCCTCCTGAAATGAATAAAGAAGTTAAAGTGGCACTATTAACTGTTGTTCCTGTTCCAAAAAGTAAAGGATCAACAGAAGAACTAACAGAAGTATTTCCAGAGGCTGTGCTTGAAAAACTTAAATTATAAGCAGATTGAGTATATATAGTTAAACCTGGGAAAAGAGGATATCCATTTCCTGTTAAACTTTGGCTAGATAAATAGATTATATCTTGGTTACTAGATATAAGCCCAAAATCTTGAGGAACATAACCAAACCCTATAGACGAAGAAACCCCAGTAAATAAAGAACTAGTATTGATACCAGAATATACTTTAGTATTAGGAGTAGCATCTGGGGCAGAAGAACTTAGTAAACCTGCTATAAATCTTAATATTTCAGATGTATCTGTATTAGCTGTAAAATTATTAAAATAAGATCCATTTAAATTAGCTTTCCAAGCATTTGAAGTAGGATATCCTACATTATGATTATAAAAATAAGCTGATTGGCTAACAACTAAGGCATAATTATTAGTACTTTGAGTAGCTACCCCCTGTATATAAGAAGGAGCAGCTAATAAAGATGAAGCTCCTGTTATTGATAAATTAGAGGGATCTATAGTTGTAAGACTTTCAGACCCAGCTGTTGTAATGTATTCTTCAAAAAAAGAATCTCCACCACCCCCTCCATAAGACCCAGTTTGGAAAAATTTACCAGTACCAGGATCATATACAACAGTTTTAAAACTGGTATTATCATTAATACTTAAACTAGCAAATAAATTACCACTAGAGCTAATATGGCTACCTGTGATAGCTCCTCTAGCAAATATACTATTTAACTCAGCATTAGAACCTGATACTATTACCTTTTTCCACTCAGCCATTTAATTAATTATTTAAATTTTTTACAGTCTCTTGCAATTTTAAAGCTATGTTATAAACAATTTGAACATCTTGACCTTTAAAATCAGAACGAGCTACTAAAGCTAAAAGATATTTAGCTTCTTCAATTTCTAATTGTGGAACTTTAATTTCTTGGGTTAAAGATTCTTGAGTAGACTCTTTCGCTGCTTGTTTTATTTCTTGAAATGTTGACATGAAACTTAATATTTTATTATAAATATTATTGGAAACCAAAATAATATTCATTATCTTTATAAATTATACCACCGGTTACCGCTGTTGGGAAACTACTAGTAGGCATTAAAGTGAATACACCTTGGTTATCAACTTTTACTTTAGTTATACCTGATTTTTTGATAAGGAATATATCTTCGTTATTATATTGGTCAACTGTTAGTGATGAAGTTATTATTACATCTTTACTATCTTTGTTAACAATATTATCATTTATTAATTCCCAATAACCAGGGTCACCACTACCTGTATCAATTGTTATATTAAATTGGGAATTATCACCTTTGGTAAAAGTAATTACATTAAGGTTAGCTGAAGCAGTTTTAAGGAGAGAACTTGTTAAAAAGGAACCAGATATAATAATATCCCCCCCACTTCCTCCATAAGCCCCAGTATAAAATAACTGTTGGGTAGTTATATCATAGACAACAACACCATCGGTTATCCCTGCTCCATCAAATGAAAGGGAACCAAATAATGATGGATATCCTAAATCTATTCTAAACCTTTCAGCCATTTATTGAGTTGGGTTTAGTAATAAATATTAAAAGATACCATATTTATTTATAAAATTCTAAATAATTATTGTTTAAATAGGACTTTAATCCTACTATTCTTAAGTTTCTTTCAATAGTAGAAACTACTTTTTCATTTGTTTGAGATACAAAATCTTTATCTCCTTTTATAACCCAAGTTAAATTAAATATTTTATATAAAAAAGAAGCGTAACTTGGGTCACTATTCTTTAATTTATCAAAAGTATCTTTTGATACCTCAGTATAAATATTTTCATTAATTTTTTTAACAAAATATCTTTTAAAATTGCCTATCTCATAATCTTGGTTAGTTGGAGATGGTTTTTGATAAGCTGGGATTATTAATGTTTGGGAAGTATTAATTTGTTTAGCTCTATTGTAAATTTCATTTCCTTGATTTAAAGTTATAGTATTAAAACTACTCTCTTTCTTTTCAGGAATTAACTCTAAACTAATAGGTACCCCATCACTTGGATTACGTCCCGAAAAATATTCTCCTTTTGAAGTCTTCCAGTAATATCCAATATATTCTTTTTGAGAAGATATTTCTCTTAATTGGTTACCTTTAGTGAATAAATTATTTTTTACTTGGCTCTTTGGATAATACATTAGAAGTAATATTTTTTAGGACTTAGGTATACTAAATTCACCATTATCTTTAAATTGAACATTCTTAGTTTTATCAGATTTTTTAGCTACTGATAAAGTATTTAAAGTTGTAGTCCAAGTGTTGTTTTGAATAGTATTATCAATACCTTGAACTATAAAATCAATCTTATTAGCATAGTTTTTAGGTAAAATCTCACTGGTGACCATTAATCTTTGATAAGGTAAAATTCCTGATATGCCATCTAAACCTAAAGTAAGATTAACAGGGATAAATCCTTTACCTGGGATATTACCATTTATTGTTTTAATACCTAAATCGTATTCTAATAATAAAATTAAGGTGTTTGAAGCTGAGGTTATAACATCTCTACCCGGGTATTTAAAGTCTTTATAAAGGGGGATAATAAATTTTTCTATATGTTCATTATATTTTTTATCTAAATCTTTTTTAAACTCACTCCCAGAAACATTACTCTCAAGATTATTAGTGTTATTTTGTACCCTGTCTAATAAACCTTCATTCCATCGAGCTAAAAGAGAAGCATTTGGATTAGCTGAGTTGTTACTTGCTGTTGATCCTATTGATATTTGGGTAACTAATTTGTTTGTTATCTCAGACTGAACACTTACATTTCTAACAAAACTTCCTTCTATATTTGGTAAAACCCCGTATAACCTAAGAGGATGAGCCTCATTTGGATCATCAACAACTACACCAGGTATTATAGTGTCATCTTTAATTTGAAGACCATTTTCTTCATCAAAAGTAATAATAAAACTATTTATATTACCTAAAGCATTTTGAATTCCATAAACTAATTTATCCAAAAAGCTATATAAATTAGCTTGGCTGCTTTCAGGATCAAAAGAAGCGGCTAAAGTAGTAGCTATAAATTCAAGATTAACATGAATAGCCATTAACCTCCCAGCATAAGGATTATCCTCAACTCTAAAGGAATTACTTAAGATTTCTCTTAAAGCTTCACCTCCGTCACTAAAAGGTATTAAACACACTTCAGGATCTGTAGAATGTTGAAAAAAATGAGTAAACATATAATTGTCATTATAACCATTACTTACTTTTATACCTTTAGCCCCATTTTTACTATGAGGTAAAATTTCTTGTTTTATAATTTCTAATAATCCTCCTAATGTTATATAATTAAACTCAAAAGCATTTTTATTATTCTCAGGATTTATAAACTTAATAGATATTAACTCAGAAAGAGATGATATTCCTTGTTGGGTTAATATTTCTGTTCTATTATCTAAAGAAGATTTTTTATAATTAACCTTATATTTAGTACTCCATTTAATATTTTTTAAAGTTAAATTTAGTGAAAATAATCTTTTATTAAAAACAGATTTATTTTGATCTAAAATAATAGTAGCACTATTATCATCAATTTCTGAAAGGGAAGATCCAACATCTAAAGTTGTTGGGGGGTTAAGTGAAAGAGGATCAACCCTAATAGCCGCTCCTACTTCTATAAGTTTTTCATACCCCCCGGCTAAAGATAAATTATCAGCTATAGCTTTATTATAAACTGAATCGATATCTTCTTTTTTTGCATTTCGACCTAATTTTTTTAGGATAGCTTTTTTTTCATCTGTAGTTTTAGCTACTATTTTATAATCAGTTAGATTAGTTATAGTATCATTTAAAGTAACAGGACCATCTAAAACTAAACTATCTATAACGCCTCCTTTAGATACACCTTTTAAACTAATTCCATAAGAGCCATTACTATTAAAGTCCCAAGAAAAGTTAGTTATTTTTATAAGAGCACCATCATAATTTCCTCCTGATTTTTCTTTATACTCACTAATACCAATTTCTACATCAGAATCTTTTTTTCCCTTTTCAAAAAAAGTATTAAAAGCTTGAGTATAAAACTCAGGGCTTGAAATAAACTCACTATCAGAAGTAATATAGTTAGTATGTCCCCATTCTAATAACATATAATAACCAATTCTTAAATATAGAGCTTCTATTATTTCTAATTGATCTTTATTATGAACTGTTAATTGAATATCATAATTTCTAATAGCTCCTCTATTAACATGACTAATTTTTACAGAATCTAAACCAGGCATAGGAACATAACCATACTCTGAAGAACCAAGACCGTAAGAATATTGGGCTGCTCTAAGAGCATTATTTCTTTCATTTAAATTAGGAACAACTCCCCCCAATCTTGAGTAAGAATTATCAATGCTATATATTCCTCCAAATAAAACAAAGTTTTTAGCTAATAAATCTCCTGAGTTATTTGGGAGGTTGAGATTTTTTCTTAGATCATCTGATCCTTCTATTAAATCAACAGATGAAGCTAATCTAACCCAGGCATTTTTATTATTATTATATAATACTCTTTGGTCTAAAGTTAAAACTTCAGGATTATTCCCTATAATTTGTTGTCTTATTCTAATTTGATCTTGTACCCATTTAGCTAAAGGATCTCCAGTAATATTAGCCATTTTGATTTAATTTGTTGTAACTGTTTAATATATTTGATATATCACTTGGTATTCTAATTTGAACCCCAACAGGAGGTACTAAAGAATTTTGTATTAAAGCATCAGCATTAGCTATAGATATTATCCACCATAAAGTAGGATCATTATAATATTGATTAGCTAATAAATCATATCTATCATTTTGTTGAGTTATAACATAAATATCACTTACAGACAAAGGGATTTCAGGATATTTAGTTGTAGCTAAATATCTTTTTTCTGGTCTAAAAGGAGAATTTTGTAATTCAGATATATTTTGATAACGTCTCATTGTTGATTTAATCTAGCATTTCCATTTATAGCTATTTCTCCACTATAACCTCTACCTGTATCTCCTAATGAGATAAATCTGGAGTTGCCACTATTATAAGGGTTAGATTTGCTGCTGACTGTACTTGGAACAAAATTATGTATAGGCTTAAAGCTAAAACTACCAACATTAATTAATAAAGGCAACTCAGCTGAGTTTTCATCTATTTCACCATCATCCTTTTTAGCTATATCCCATGAGGAATCATCAGGGAAACTATAATTAATTCCACCTAATACACCATACATATTATTTATGTAATCTCCAACTGTTAATTGGATTATATTACCTCTCATAAAACCACCCTCAGAATAATCAGGAGCCATTATAGACCCTAAATAATTAAGTTTATCATAAACAGGGAATAATTCAATACGAGATCCTACAAGAATATCAAAACTTAAAGATATATCTCTGGAAAACCCATTATATTTATAGAAATCTTCTCCTCTGCCCATATATTTAAATGAGTCCCAACTTGCTCCAAAAGAATCTGATAAACCTTTTAGATAAGCTCTAAAATGGATATAAGTTTTAAACTCAGGGTTGTCATTATTTAAAACAGCTATATGGAATTTGATTATATCATCATAACCTTGCCCTGTTTTAACATTTTCACTGGTGTATAAGGTATTATAATTGATAAGATCAACCCCAGCTGTCTTTACAGGAGCTCCAGAATAATAAGCTTGTCTATCAAGATTAGCATCATTGCCCTGATCTCCAGCACCATATTTTTTAACTCTATTGAAAACATTATAATCAGTTAGTCTACCTAAAATTCTTTTCTTTTCAGGTGTAGAAGGAGCATTATCATTTACTTCTTTAACAAAGTTAGTGACACTATTAAACCCAGTGTCTCTTCTTATACCAACAGCTGTAATTGTTAAGTCTCCCTTAGTACTTATTTCTGTATTAGTTAAAACAAAAATATTTTTATATTGACCATTTTGTCCTTCTCCAGGTTTATAAGTTGAAGTATCTGTAACTCTATTTATAGTAACTCTATTTGGATTACCATTAGGATTAGAATCTTCTACATAACTAATTAAAGTTGTAGGATCACTTTGACCAGTAATATTAAAAATTCCTGGTTGGTTTATAGTTTTAGAAATCTTAGTATCATATAGTAATGCCAGTCTATTATCTGTGTTACTACTATGAAAAGTACGAGTTTGATACTCATATTTTTGATCAAAATTTATAATAGAAGATGATTTTTTACTATCAAGAGAAGTCTTATCTAATAGTAATACTAATCTATTACTTGAATCATCATTATAAAAAGTACGAGTTTGATACTCATATTTTTGATCAAAACCTATAATAAGAGATGATCCTTCTCTATCAAAATGGATACCAGTTCCTGATACTCCTATTTGGGCTAACATATTAGCTGGGTTAAATATCCTATTAGGACCATAAGGTAATTTTGGAGAAGCTTTCTCTAAAAGTTGTTGTTTTAGAACAAATAGAGATCCTCTAGGATTTTTTCCATCTATTAAAAATTTAGAAAGACGGGATACATCATCCGCTAAAGCGCGAAGAGATCCCTGTCTTCCTAAAATATCAACCCCTAAAAAACTATCATTAGGAGTATCAAAATAATCAGTAGTTAATGATTTCCTAATATACGGTTCATTACTACTGGTTCCTCCAATCCTATCCTTACCATATTTAAGGGTCCTTAAATTAGTTTTTAAGTTAATAAGACCCATAAGTTAAATTATTGAGGTAAAGAATCTAAGTATCCTGGAGGTGTTCCACCGTTTAGTCTGTCTAATTGAGAGACATTTAAACATTTAACACCATTAGGACCAAGTGGATTTGGGTTAGTAACTGGTGGGGTTTGCCCTTTAAATCCCAAATTAGAGACTCCTAAGGATTGTAAAAGTGATGTTGCCATGTGTTATTTTATTTTTTAATATTAATTAATATTGTTAACAATAATAAATATGTAGGGTTTACATTCTGTAAGCATTTTGACCTAAAGCTTGACCTACTTTATTTCCATTTAATTCTACTGTTATTGGGCGATTAGCTATAGATGGGATCTGTGATATTAATCCTGCCATTAATTGTTTCATTTCTTGAAGTTCTTTTTTAAGGTCACTATTATCTGATTCTATAACTGTAGTTGAAGTTTGAGGAGATTCTTGGGCTATTTGATCTAAAGGTACCACAGCTTCAGGACCAGCTTCACCTATTAAAGCTACTGTTGGTTTAGACACCATTCCTCCTTCAGCCAATTTAGGCATAGCTGCCTCTTCTAATGATAGGTTTTCACTAATTGACTGGCTAACACTAACTAAATTGGAACCAACCCCATCATTAACCTTTTGAACCATAACTCCTTTAGGTGAAACTTTAACATCTAAAGCTCCAAATTTCTCACTAACAGGGAACACTGGTCCTTTTTTACCAGTAACTCCATCATTAACATATGAAATATTAGGAGATACAACAATACCATCTTTAGGGTGAGTAACTGCTACATTACCAAAACGATCTGCTATTGTGAATGGTCCCTTTGATGAAGATGAACCATCAGATACATGTTGAAAAGTTTTTAATTCAGATGTTAAATATGAGCTAATATTATTTTTAACATTTTGAGCTGTAGATGAGGTCTCCTTAGTGACTAAAGCGTCCTTAACCTTTTGAGCTATTGATGAGGTTTCTTTAGTGACTAAGGCATCCTTAACCTTTTGAGCTATTGATGAGGTTTCTTTAGTGACTAAGGCATCCTTAACCTTTTGAGCTATTGATGACTCCTTAGATAAGGTTTCCTTAGTGATTAGGGCATCCTTAACCTTTTGAGCTATGGATGACTCCTTAGATAAGGTTTCTTTAGTGATTAGGGCATCCTTAATCTTTTGAGCTATGGATGACTCCTTAGATAAGGTTTCCTTAGTGACTAAGGCATCTTTAACTTTTTGGGCTATAGATGAGGTTTCCTTAATAGTTAGAGCATCCTTAACTTTTTGGGATGTAGAAGATTCTTTAACTAAAGTTTCTTTAGTAACTAAAGCGTCTTTAACATTTTGAGTTATGGATGAGGTTTCCTTAGTGATTAAGGCATCCTTAATCCTTTGAATTTCTTTAGTAACTAAAGCGTCTTTAACTTTTTGGGCTATAGATGACTCTTTAGATAAAGTATTTTTAGTAACTAAAGCATCTTTAACCTTTTGAGTTATGGATGACTCTTTAACTAAGGCTTCCTTAGTGATTAAGGCATCTTTAACAGTTAAAGCATCCTTAACCTTTTGAGTTGTAGATAAGGTTTCCTTAGTGACTAAAGCGTCCTTAACTTTTTGGGCTTCTTTAGTAACTAAGGCATCTTTAACTTTTTGAGCTATGGAAGATTCCTTAGATAAGGTTTCCTTAGTGACTAAAGCGTCCTTAACAGTTAAAGCATCTTTAACGTTTTGAGCTATTGATGATTCTTTAGATAAAGTATTTTTAGTCACTAAAGCATCCTTAACTTTTTGGACTAATACTTTTTTAGGAGATACTTTAACATCTAACGCGCCGAATCCCTCACTAACTGGGAAGACTTTGTTTTGTGGGGTAGGTGTTGCTCCATCATTAACATATGAAATATTCGGGGATACTACGAGTTTATCTTGAGGATGAGTAATAGCTACATTACCAAATTTATCAGATATAGTAAATGGTCCTTTATTTGAGACTGTAGAACCATCTTTTACCTTTATCCCAGTTACACCCTTTAAATTTTTAAAGATATCCTCAAACATTTTATTCTCAGGGTCTTTACTGGCTTCTAATTGAACTTGAATTTCAGTGAAAGTTTTAAAGGCTAAAATTAAACTATTGAATAATTTAGCTAAAGTAGTTGTAAAAGAATTAAATAATTTAGGTATAGACTGGAAAGATGGGGTTATAGAACCAATTGACTTATTAAGAGTTGTTAAAGCCTCAGTAAGCATTTTATTAGCTGAATCAACAGCCCCAGCACCTGGAGTCCCGGCTTTACCAGCGGGAGCAGCCGCTTTACCAGCTGGGGCTTTAGCATCTGGTGCTTTTGAGAATAAACTCGCTAAACTGGCTCCTATTCCACCTAAAATTGAAGGGGTTTTAGAAATACTTCCTTCTTTAGGGGCTTGAGCAGGTTGAGCTGCCGCAGGTTGAGTTTTATTAGATGAGAAAAGACTGGCCAAACCACCAAACACCCCCATACCACCTAAAGCTAAAGCTTTACCTACTTTACCTTCTTTAGGAGCTTCAGCAGGTTGGGTAGCAGTTGGTTGGGGTTGAGATTTTGGTGAGAAAAAACTGGCTAAACCACCAAATATTCCCATACCACCTAAAGCTAAAGCTTTACCTACTTTAGGAGCCTCAGCTGGTTGAGTAGCTTGGGCTGTTGGTTGGGAGGGAGGAAGAGTTGGGGGTGCTGGTGGTACTCCTGGTGCTTGTGGTACTGGTGATGGGACCCCTGGTACTTGTGGTACTGGTGATGGAGCCCCTGGTGCTTGTGGTAAGGGTGCTGGTACTCCTGGTGCTTGTGCTCCTGGGGTAAGTTTAATAAATTTAGTTCCACCTATACCTTTTAAGGCTTCATTAAATTTAGCAGCATCAGTCCCCGCCAGTTCAGTTAGCTTTTCTGTTAATTGCTTTTGTATATCACCTAACTGTTTAGGATCAACTTTTCCTTTTTTGTCTTTTTTAACTTCTATACCTAATGAAGTTAAAGTTTCTTGTAATTTCTTATCTGTTTGTAATTTTGAAATATCAACTTTACTTACAACATCTGTAGCTCCTGTAGCTTCTATTCTTTTTAAGGCTGTAACTTTGGCTTGTGATCCTTCTGCCTCAGCTTTTACAGAAGCTTGTGTGATATTTCTTTCAAGTTGATTATTTACTGTATCCATAAGTTTTTGGATATTTTCAGCACTATCAAGAGTTATATTATCCTTAGCAAAAATATCAGCCGCATTTTTCATAGCCTTATCTATCTCCGCATCGGTGGCTCCTGAAGCAGCAAATTGTTTTTTCAAGTCAGCCATAAAAGCTTTAGAATCAGCATCTTTACCAGAAAGAGCACCTGCAGCTGTAGTATTAAGTCCTTCTGTAAGAGCATCTCCATATTTAACCATTAAATCTTGAGATATATTAGCAGTTTGTTCTTTAAAATTATTAAGAGCTGCTAATTGGGCTTCAACTAAAGCAGTATTAACACCAGCATCTTCAAGAGCTTTTTGGGTAAGTTTTTTACCTAAAGCATCAGCTGCATTTATTGAAGCATCAGTTAATTCTATTAATCTTGAGCCAGCATTTTCAGCGGCCATATTCATAAGATCTAAAGGACTTATAGCTCCTTTTAAAGCTGAATTAAACTCTTCTTCAGTAATGTTACCCGCGTTAAGCATATCCCCTGCTAACTTTTTAAAGGATTCACTGGATGGGTCTATGCTCATAGTTTTTAAATCTTCAAAAGATTTACCAGTTCCAGCTAACGCTTCAGCAAATTTAGCTTTTTCCTCTTGTTCAGTTATCCCTGCTTTTCTAATAGCATCTATTTTAAGTTGAGTTTGTAAAGTTTGAGATTCTTCTTCAGCTATTTGTATACGTTGTAAATTTCTATTATATTCTTCTTGAGCTTTATAAGTTTCTGTGTTTCTCCATTCATTAGCTTTTTTCATGTCTGAATTAGCTTTCACAGCACCTATAACAAGACCACCAAGAGCTCCAGCTACAGCACCAGCGGGACCAAGCATAGCACCAAGACTGGCACCCATGGCTGTATACTTAGCCACAGTTCCAGCAGCCGCTAACTGATCAGCTTGTCTAAGTTTTTGTTTCTTTTTTTCATCTAACTCTGCGGCTTTAGTTCCATCTGTAGTAGCTACTATTTGTGCTTCTAAAGCCTCAGCCGCTTTCTCAGCGTTTTTCTGGAAGTGGCCGATGGCTGCTTCAATAGCTATACCAGCTACAGCTCCAACAGCACCTCCAGCTGCTATTTTACCTATACCTCCTGCTAAACTACCCGCTTTTGGAAGTATACTTCCTGCCTTAGAAGCTAAACCTCCAGCTTTAGAAGCTAAACCTCCTATTTTAGAAGTAGCTTTAGAAGCTATACTTCCAGCTTTAGAAGCTACATTTCCTACCTTAGAAGTTACTTTAGAAACTAAATTACCAATTCTACCAGCTTTACCTGGTGCTTTTCTTGTAAATCTGCCTTTACTGTCTCGAGCTTGAGGTTTTCTACCTTTTTTCTTTTTACCATCAGAACTATCAGAACTATCTAACATATCAGTCAAACTTTCATTTGCGGCTCCACCTCCTCCTCCTATATCTCCAGCGTTAATTACCTCAACATACATTGGATTGCTGGATGAGGTGCCTAAGTTTTCTTTATCAGATTGGGTCATACCAAATATCTTTCCAAAACCTAATTTACTACTTAATAAATTTCCAGCTCCTTTAGCGAGATCAAGTGTTTTCGCACCAGCCATTTTTATTAAATTCCCTCCTGCTCCTAAAATAGCATTAGTTAATTCTGGGGCTACCTTACTACCTAAACCTATAGTGAGGGCTCCTCCACCTAATATTTTAGTTAAAGTAGGATGGTCTTTAGCAAAGGCGACAATTTTATCAAACATACCTTTTATAAAGGTGAAAGCATCTTTTACACCTTGTATAAAACCTTTAACATCTTCAATTAAAGCTTCAACATCTATACCATTAATTTTTTCAATTACCTTATCTAAAATATCAGCCATACCACCAAAAGCACCTGAAGCCATTTTATCGGCTCCTCCTCCCATTTCAAAAACTTTACCTATTATTTCAGCTACTTTTGAGTATATAGCTCCAAATACATCAAATATTTTTGAGAATATATTTTTTATTTCAGGCCCGTGAGTTTTAAAGAACTCAACAAGTTTTAGACCAATTTCATTTAATTTAGTACCTAATTTCCCAACAGGTCCTTCAGCCATTTCTTTAAAGCTTTTTCCACCTTGCCCAACTAATCCCCCAAATGCTTTAAAGAAGGGTTGCATTTTATCTATTAAAATAGCTCTTAAATCTTGAACATATTGAACTACTTTCCTAAAAGCTTGAGCTACAGGTAACATAGCCTTAGCCATCTCCATTTGAGTAGCTACTAATTGCCTTTGACGAAGTGCATCTTGTTCAGCGTAAGAAGCTTTAGCTACTTGTTGTGATAAGGCTTCATTACCATATTTTTGTCTAAATTTAGCAGCGGCTTTTTCAGCATCTCCAGTCTCCTTAAGCATTTTATTATATTCTTCTTGAGCCTGGTCCATATCTGAGAAACCTGTTCCCGCTAATAATTCTTGGGTTTCTAATGTTTTAGCTAATTCATCACGAGTCATACCAACAGCGGCTGCTAAAGCTTCTTGTTGGATAACATTCTTTTTACCAAACTCAGCTGCTGATCCTATATTTTTAGCTAATTCTTTAGCTAAAGTAGCTGAGTCGCCTTGTAAGGCTGCTTGTCTGGCTCTTTCAAGATTTAAATCTTTACCAATAAGCAACTCAGCTTCCATTTCTTTAGCTATAGAATCTTCAAAATTGAGTAAACTACTACCTATATCTTCTAATTTACTCATTTCTAAACCTAAAGCTGTAGCTTGATAGGCGGCTTCTGCTAAATCTTTACCTTGACCTCTAAATGTTAATCTTGTAGCAGAACTGGTTTTAGCTATTTGTTGTAAAACTGCTTTTTGAGACACAGCTGAATTATTAATTGCCTTCTGATACCTTATCTGATCTTCATAAGCTTTTAAGGTGTCATCAACACTTTCACCTTGAAGTTGAGAAAGTTTAACAAACTCAGCGGCTTCTCCTGCTGCAAATCCAGCACTTTGAATAAGTCTATTATATGATCTGGCTGTAGCATCTGAGAATTCCATTGTGGTGCCAAATGCCTTGTTAAGTTCAACCATATTTGCGGCTAATACTTCAGGGAAAGCTCCTAATTCACCACTAAATTTAGATACCTGGTTGGTTAATCCTTGGGCTTGTTTAGTCGAAACTCCTAAATCTGTAGCTATATTTTTAGTAGCTGTAGATAATTCTTTCATTAGGTTTTCACCTTCTTTGAAAGAATCCATAAATCCTCTTATACTAAAGAAAGAATTTTTAATATAATCAATCCCTTCAGAAAATAAACCTCCAATTTCACTTACTACTTGTTTAGCAGGACTAATGAGGACATTAAAAGCACCTTTTAATCCTTTCCCAATCATTGAAGCTATGTTTTTAACAAGCCCTCCAAATAATTTACTTACTCCTGCTACTAAAGCTGTAGCTCCTGCTATTAAAGCTGGTCCTGATAAAGCTTCTTTTATACTTCCAAATGTGGCTTTAATACCTGCTCCTAACACTGTGATATTTTTACCAAACATCCCAGCTTTTTCCTCCCCACTTTCAATCTTCCTAGCCATTTCTTCAGCGGCTTTTTTACCTTCTTCAAATCTTAAAGCTATAGAAGCTCCTTTAAGACCTAAACCTTCTAAAAGACCACCAGCTGCTCCTATAGTAAGATTAAATAAACTTAAACTTTTAGTTATTCTATTTTGTTTTTCTTCTTGTTCTTTTAAGTATTGGATTGTTTTTTTATTTTCTTCTGAAGCTTTTTGGGCTAAAGCATATTGTTTCTCTTGAGTAGTTAATCCTAAGTGGAGGAGATTGTTTTTAGTTTTTTCATCAGATAGCTTTTTCTGGGTTTCGGCTAACTCTTGAGTAGCAGAATCACTTTTTTTTACTTGAAAGTCATATTCTTTTCGTTTTTCCTCAACAGTTTTTAAAGCTATATCATATTCTTTTTCTGAAAGGGAATAAGAATCCATATGTCCCTTATATAGAGTATTTTGAGCTTCATATAGTTCTTTAGCGGCTGTTATTGCTTCTTTATTAGTACCCTTTAAAGCTGCAGTATAAGCATCTAAAGCTTTTTGTCTACTTTCAGCTAATGCTTTTTCATTTTTCTTTTTAACTTCAAAAGACTTTTTATCAATTCCTCCTTCTTCTTCTAAGGAACTTAATTTTTCTTTATTTTTTAGTAAATCTTTTTCTAAAGAAAAAAGCTCATTAGCTTTATCTACTCTTTCTTGTCCCGCCTCCTTAGCTAAATTTTTATATTCTTCTTCTAAAGAAATTATTTTTTGTTGTCCTTCTGTATATTCCTTTACTCTTTCTTTACTATCCTCTGTTATTTTTTGGCCTAATGATAATAGAGTATTATCTAATTTAATTTGATTTTTTTTAGCTTCTTTAATAGCATTAGTGATATCTTTCATAGAAGAATATTCACTAGTCAAATTACGAGCTGAGGTGTTTATAGATTTTAAAATCTTTAAAGTCTCAGACTGATCTCGAGTAACATCTCTGCTTCTATTATTTAGTCTTCTAAAGGTATCAACTAAATCACTAGTTCGAGATACAAGTAGCCCTATAAATTCTTGAGCTTCCTCTAAGCTACTAGTGAATTCTTTTTGGTTATTTAATTGTTCTTCAGAAGCCATATTAAAGAAATAGTTTATTATAAATATTAAAGGGTAACGTTTTTAGCGTTACCCTTTTTTTATATCCTTTCCCCTGGTCTAATATCTGATGGAGGAGCTTCGAAGTTTATTTGGCGAACTTTACCTTTACTTGTTTGAGTAGTTGAGTTTTGAGCCTCATTCTTTTCTCTAAAATGTTTGATTAATTTGTTATAAGTAAACTTTCTTAACCAAATAGGCATATTATATATAGTATACCAATCAAATCCTCCATTCCCATGAAACACGATATCGTGTATCATTTCAAACATATATATTCTATACTCAGGCGTCAGGCCAAAAAAACGTGACCCCTATAGGAATCTTTACATTTTCTTGAGTATCATCTCCATTTTCAGGATAGAAATCAAATGTAAGATCCATATCGGGCTGTATCTCTTTAATATGTTCTCTTAAGGCTCTTGAATCTCGAGCTAAGAAATGGTTATCAACAAAATCTCTAATAGTCTTTCTTGAATCATCTCCATTTACAGAAAGAATCATCTGCTTTAAACGAGTAGACAACTCAGGAGAAGAAAGTTTATTTATCTTTTTTAAACCTTTAACTTCAGCTTCAATAGCTTTTTCATCTTTATTGCTTAAGATTTTAAAAGTTATATGAGTACCTGAGTGGGGTAATGTGTATTTAAACTCATTAGTATAAGGTTCAACTAAATGTTCTTCATTAATCCATTTAGGTTCAATTTCTGAAAGATCAACTGTTACTTCTTGTCCATCATATTCAAAGGTATAATCTTTACCATAACCTAAAATACGAGAAGCTACCATAACAGCATTCTTATCACCTACTACAAGATCATCATAATTAACCTTAGATACAATTAAAGATTGCATCAATTTGTCAAGAACAATACCTTGTTTAATGTAGTTTTGGTTTGTTAAAATATCCTCTTCTTTAGCGGTCATATACTTCATCTCAATTTTACCTGAAGAGAGAGGATTGTCTTTAGGGTAAAGGAGACCTTTAGAAGGTAATTCTACAACTTCAGTTGGGAAGTCATATTTTGGTTTACTTTGTTCAACAGGTTGAACAGGTGCAACAGGATCTGTTACAATAGGATTTAATTGTGGTGTTTCTTCACTCATGTTATTAATAACTTTTGAATATAAATGTTTATTTGATATAAATATATCGAGAGATAAAAAGAGCGCGTTTTCACGCGCTCTTTCTAATAAGGTCTCTATTCTGATATTAGTAGTTTAATATGCAGTAGTCAGGGGCTAAAGTCATTGTAATATTTACAGCTGCACTTTCGTTATCCCAACCATAATCGCCAAAGTTAGCGTCAACAATGAAGCATCCTTTTAACACCCACTCAGAAACGATATCACCTACAGGACCTAAAATGTTTAATGTTACATCCTTCTTGTAGAAGTCAGAGTAACCATCTCTACCTGTTACTGATTCGTGGTGTAATCTTACCCATTCCATAATAGTTTGTGTACCTGATGGAGAGATAGGGTCATGAAGTGTTAAAGCTACGTTACCCCAAGTTGTTTTACCCTTAACTTTTCTGTAAACGTTAATGTGGTTAAGAGTTACTTCACCTTGTGTTACTGTAATAGCACCAACTCCCTTAATGAAGTATGATGGAACACCATCAACTAACATTATATATCTGTTCTGCTGTTTTGGTTCAAACGCTGTGAAAAATATTTCGTTTGGATCTAATATTGCCATAATGTTTTTATTTTTTAATTGTTGTTATTTATACATATTAATTAAAATAGCTTTATTATGCAGGGAATTCAGCTCCTGTTGGAGTTAAATTGAAGTCAATTACAATAAATTCAGCTGTTTTAACAGGCTGTAAATAGATCGCACCTCTTAACTCATTTCTGTCAATTACATCAGGACCGTTGTTTGAAGCATCCATTACAACTTTGAAAGCATACAAACCTTGGTTTTGTTGAACTGTTTCTAAGTATGGGTTAACAACACTCAAGAAGCTGTTTCTGGTTTGTAATGAGTTAGGTTCAAACACCAAGTTCTGAGAAACTGTACCAATGAATGATTTTAGAGCAATCAATAGTCTTCTAACGTTAACTCTATCAAGAGCTGTAGACAAGGTCTGTAATGTTTTCTGACCGTAAACTACAACACCAGTACCTGGGAAGGTAGCGATTGGGTTAATTTTATTGTTGTAAAGAGTATCTCTTAAACTTCTTGGTAAAGTCTTTTCAGGAGTTATAACATTAGGCATAGTACCTCTGGTGAAACCAGCAGGTGCGAACCATGCTTCAGAAGTATTATCATTATAAACATACACTGAAGGGATAACAGTTGAAGCGGGGCACCAAACATTAGCACTAGTATCTTCGTTTCTAACTAGTAACCAAGGCCAGTAAGCTGCAGCATAGTTAGTGTTTAACAAATTAGCTTGACCTACAACATCTGAGGTGGAAGAATTAAAATTAACTAAGTCAATTGGTAAAATACTATCACCTCTGTTAGTTGTGTTGGTTATAAGAGTATCAAGGACAGTTTTATGAGCTGCAAATTCATAAATCAAACCAGGAACACTAATTACATTAAATGCATACTGATCTTTGTTTCTTAATAAGTTAATTGAAGCTGTATAGTTAGCGGCGGTTAAACCTTGAACATTGGTTTCTGTAATATCACCATACCACTTAACTTCACCGGCCGCAAATAAATTACCTGTACCTCCTGTAAAACCACCATTTTGGAGAATAGGTAATGAAGAAGTGAATTGGGATTTAAAATTACCAGCGCCATCTAAATAATATGGGGTAGGTTTCTCAACACTACTAACAATAATATATTTACTCTTATTTGGATATTCACCGTCTACAGTGATATAAGCATCAGTACCATCTAATCCTTGTGTAAAGGTTTGGTTACCAATTACTTTAGCGATATAATCATCTCTAGTTGGGTCAAGAGATACAGCTCTCCATGTTTCAAGAATAGTTTTATCAGCAGTTCTATCATCACCTTGTCTAACTAATAAGGTAAAGGTACCAGAAGCACTGTCAACCTGAGAAATTTCAAATCTTAAGTTGTAATTAGAACCAGAATCAAGAGCACCAGCCGCGCTTTGATCATTACCAGAGTTCATAACTATACCTTGAGAAATAGTTTTTAAAGTAAATGATGAAGCATTTATAATATCTTGGTCACGTAAAGTAAACACTAAATTATTACCCCCACTTTTTGATCCCGCAAAAGATTGAGAAGGGAAGGTTATATTTTGACCAACAGTGAATGTTCCTCCTTGAGCTGTAATTGTTACAGAAGATAAAGAATTTGAAGCTGCTAAAGTTATTGAAGCAGTAACATTAGCTCCTGAAGCAGATCCTATAAGGGCTGTGCTTAAAGCTGATCCTGTAAGGTTAAAGGTTCCGGATACAGCTGTTAAAAGAGCGTCACGAGTTGTTCTTAAAGTTGTTCCTTCTACCTCACTCTCTACAATAGTTTCAGCTGATGTGAATGTTCCGCTAGCTACTCTAGTAACTAATAAATTAGTTCCACCTTGCTTAAAGTAGTTTTGGGCTGAGATGTTGGTAAGGTAAGAATAGGGTAAACCACCACTAACTATAGCTCCACCAAATCTGGTTAAGAATTCACTATAAGTGGTAACAGTTGTTGGGATTCCAACAGGTCCTAAAACTGTAGGACCTATAATAGCTGCACCTATAGGAGCAGCGGCCGCCTCAAGGACGGTAGGGACATTTTCATTATAAAATACCCCTGGGGAAATTATTTGTTCTGCCATGTTATTAATAAAAGGTTAAAAAATTGTTGTCTAACATAAATACCATAGAAAATTTCAAAAAAATTAAGTTTTAGTGAAAATACCTTCTTCAATATTTATTGTACCATTACCATATTTTTGGGTCAATTCTTGAGCTATATCTTTTTCTTTAGTTCTTATGTTTTCTAAAAGTTCTAATAAACCTTTTTTTTGCAGTTCAAGAAGTTGAATTTGATATTCAAGTTGCCCAAATGAATTAATTAAAGAGTCTTGTTGGTCTTGTAATTCTTTTATTTGAAGGATTTCACTTTCAGTTAATTTTGTAACATTTTCCATGAATATAAATATGGAAATTTTCTTGTAAAATTAAAGATTAGTATTGATATCTTCTATAAAATTATTAGCTGAAGTTCTCCCTAAATTTTCTATATTTTCAGAACTAATATTAACTTGAGAAGTACTTGAATACTTTTTAATAGCGTTAAGATCCTTTTGAATCACATCAGGAATTATATAGCCATTTAATTTAATTTCAAAAGATCCTCTAACTGTACGTTGTTGTCCAACATTTAATTCTGTTATAGTTTGATATGAACCTATATTAGCTTTAAATTTAAATCTTTGAGGATCACCCCAATATGAATCAGCAGCGTAGTTTATAGCTTCTACAATTTTGTTTAATTGTTCCATATAATATGTGTATATCATACAAGAATAATTAAGGGTTACAAAGTCAGGTATTACAATAGCTTGATAAGTTTTTATAGGGGTAGCTCCATTTAATACACTTAATTGATTATAAAAATTTTGTTTAGTATATTTTTGCTGAAAAATAGCATATGTCTGAGGAAAATTGGAGTCAACTTTAGAAGTCATTCCTCTATTTCTATCAATTGATGTTCTTTTGTACATGATAAGTGGAGCCATAATCCTACCATTTACATCTCTGTAATAACCATCACGTTGAACTGATTTCCATCTTTCAGGAGAACCATAAATTACAGGTACAGCTACTCTGGCTCCGTTTTGAGAAACAAAAGGTTTAATAACATTATCAAAATAATACTTAATAGTCTCGTCAATGTCTTTTAAACCTATAGTAAAAGGTTTCCAAGGATCATCTTTAAGAGAAGTTTGAGCTGCTCTAGCAGGATTAACTACTTGATCATTAATTCTATTATCAGCTGTTGCTCGAGTTGGAATAGGGTCATTAGGTACTCCATATGTTTGACGAGATTGAACATAGTCATTTGAAATCTCAAGTTGAGACTTTGGTATTGGGATTTTTCCTTGTTCAGCCATTATAATCTTTCTTTAGTTATTCCAAATTTATCAGCTGGCTCATAATGAGCTTTACATAAAACTGAGTAGTTAGAACCAAAATCACTTAAACCTGGGTTTAATGGATTGGATTCATTTGGGAAGTCTGGGTTTTTTCCAAGTAGATATTGGTTAGCAGTAATACTGTCTATTTCATAATATCCATTTTGGTATAAAATTAAATCTCCTATTTCGGGTACTAACTTAGCATCAACTAAATCTTCTCTTAAGAAATAAAAGTTTATGATCCAATTAAAATCTACCCCAAATTCATTTTCTTCATATGCTTGGTCTTCTCTATTAATTAAACAATTAAATAAGATAGGACCATCATAGTACTTTCCACCAGCAGCTTCACCATATAAATTAAAAGTAGTTTGAGCTAATCTTAATTTATAAAAAGAACATTGTTGGGTTATGATATCCCCCATCAACTCTCGAGTGACAGTTGTAAATAAATTAATATCCCTGGACCTTCCAAATAGTGCCATTAGCCAACATAAATTGTGTAAGGTACATTATTTAATTCTTTTTGTAAACTATCAGATTCTAAAGCTCGTTTTTCTAACAATTTAGTTCTTGAAGTTTCATCTAAATAAGCTCTTAATCTTTCAATTAAAGCTGTTTTTTCAGCTGTAGCCGCTGATATTAAATCTCCATGATTTAAAGTTACTTCAGCATTAGGTATAGGAACAGTTGTATATTTACCTCTAATATAACCTAACATTTCTTTACATAATGCTAAAGTATATTCAAATACCCATTGTCTACCTATAGAATTTATATAAGAATATCTTGGATTAGTATAAGGAGCATTTGAAACATTAGTTATTTTACCTTGTCCCATACTACCAGATACAATAGGATTATTACGGTCTGATTTTAAAATATATTCAAAAAATAATTTTTGGTCTGAGAAAGGGATAGGGAATATTCTAAGTTGGTTATTAATTACTTCAAAACTGTAGTTTGATTTTCTAATTTGATCATTAAATTCAATGGCTTGAATCTTTTGTAAATCATAATTAATAGGCATTAATAAGAAATTAATACCTGGTGAGTATGAACCAAATTCAAAAGCTTGGAGTAAACCTTGAACATCAGTACCTGTACCAGCGTAGGGGTCAAAATATCTTATAATTGGTGGGACTGATTCATAAAAAATTCTCTTAATTTCTAAATTACCAGCATCAATACTTTGACTAATAGCCCATTCATTTAAGTTATATTTTTGAACATTTCTTTTTAAATCTAAACTACCTGTTCTCCAAGTCACATTACCCCCCACCCCAGCTTCAACACCATATTGTTCAGAAATTCTAACAATAGCTCCTAAATTAGGACGTGTTAAAGTATTATTTAAGTTTGAACCTGTTGGGGACCCTTCTAAAGATAGGAAATTTTGAGCTATTTGATAAGCATAAACCTCATTACCATATGTTGTTACCGCTTCTTCAAAAGCGGTATAAAAATTAATATCTTGTAATTCTACATCTACTAAGGGATATCCTAACCTACGAGCTACAAATATAGCTACTCTATCAGCATCTGTTTGGAAATCTGTGTCGTTATCATAAAACCCAAAAGGAGTATTACCTGGGAAAAATGATGAGGAGCCTGGCCAGATAGAAGTGTTTGCCATAATATTTTGTTATAAATATTAAGGAAGAGAAGTCATTATAACAGCAGTTTGGTCTAAAATTGATGAAATATACAGTTGAGTTAGATTAAGAGATGCTCCTGATTGGTCAAAAAAGAAATAATAAGTATAACTTTGTCCTGGAGTTAGGTTTTCTATAATCCATTTAGAAGAAACCTCAAATATCCCTGAGTCTGTATTACCTGTGTTTTGAGGTAGAGAAAAGAAATCTTTATAATTTTTTACAGTTGTAAAAGATCCTGAAGTTGATGATAAGCCTATCTTATAGTAACGAATAGAGGATCCCATATTATTTTCAGATGATAAACTTATATTTGCTAACTCAACTAAGATTTTACCATTACTTGGAGATATAAAACTAGCTGAAAGATTAGTGAAAGAACCAGTAGTTGAACCACTGAGAGTTATAGTTTGGGTTGATGGAGCTAATTGATATCCTATGACTCTACCTAAATTTTCATTATCTAAAACATAAGAAGCAGTTAAAGCATATGACGCACTAGTAGTCTGATCTGAAATTGATGAGGTTAATGAATATGAAGATGATAGAGAATATGAAGCTGTTAGGGCATTAATAGCCCAAGAAGCAGTGTTAATATTAGTAGCCCAAGAGGCAGTGTTAGAATTAGTAGCCCAAGAAGATGTTATATTATAAGTACCAACAGGTAAGAATGAAGCAGTTAAAGCATTAGTAGCTAAAGAAGAACTAATTGAAAATGAAGAAGTCCCATTTAAACTTCCTGTAAGAGATGAAGCTATAATATACCCTGAAGAAGAAATATTACCACTAGAAGTAATATGACCATTAGACCCGCTAGCCCAAACAGAACCTGTCACTATTAAATCTGTGTGAGAGGTTATAGAACCAGGTATTCCTTGAAGACCTTGAGGGCCCACAGGGCCCTGAGGTCCTAAAGTTACTACTTCAACAACTGAACTAATAGGTTGGGTTAAATTAATAGTATTAGACCCTTGATCAGTTATTTGAACTGTAGTCCCTTCAGAAGAATTTATTTCAATAGTAGACATTAATATGATCCTTCAGTTATTTCTTTGGATAATTTGACTTTTCCTTCTAATAATCGAGTTACAGTGTAGCAATTTCCACTTCCTGATGAAATTTCAAGGTCATAGGAAGCCAAATCAAAATCTAACAAAGAAGAAGAAGCAGCTGAAATGTATATTCCTATAGTTCCTGAAGTAGGAGGGTTTAAACTTCTTGAACCACTCAAATTTAAGCCTGTACCACAAGGATCTAAACTACTAGATAAGGTAAGGTATAAAGCACTTGAACCTGGGGAAGGTCTAAGTTGCATTCTAGCCTGGTATCCTGTTAAGTCAACAGGATTTCCATTTGAATCTTTATAAGTTATCTCAAAATCTACAGTAGATCCTTGCTCTATAGTAAAAGAATATTTTCCGGCTGCCATAATAATAAATATTAAGGATTTATTAAATTCTCAGCATAATAATCTCTTAGATCTTCAACAATTTCATTTCTATGGTTTGAAGTAAGTGTTAAAGCTTCTAAATTCTTAATTTTCTTAGAGGCAGTATACAAAAATTTAAACCCAGAGTCACCTTTCTTTTTAAGGTCTATTTGATAGGTGTCACCACATACAATCATTTTAGAACGTAAACCTAAACGAGTGACAATCATTTCCATTTGTTCATGGGTTACATTTTGAGCTTCATCAACTATAACACAAGAATCAACAAATGTTCTACCTCTCATAAAAGAAACAGGTACAATTTCTATTTTACCGTCAGCTATAAGTTTTTCAACTTTTTCTTTATCATATAAGATAAATAGATTTTGGTATATAGGTTGGACCCAGGGATCCATTTTTTCTCGAAGATCTCCCGGTAAAAATCCAATTTCTTCTTTAGATACCGTGGGTCGTGTTATAATTATTTTTTCATATATTTTACGTAATAATCCATCTAAAGCCACTTGACAAGCCAATAATGTTTTACCTGATCCAGCCTGTCCTGCTAATAATGTTATAGTATTATCTAATATTTTTTGTTTGGCTTCTTTTTGTTCCTCATTTAAATTAACTTTAAATTTAATTGGATTTTTCACTACTTTTTTTTCTCGAAAAATCTCCTCAGCCTCAGGGGTATTATTAAAGTGAGTCATAGAACATAAGGTTTTTTTGTTTATAAATATTAAAAAAAAAGACCCGAAGCTAAGCTTCGGGTCCTTTTATATTAAATTACTAACTTAATCGGTTAGAGTGTGTTCAAACCGTTCAAGTAAACCTTACCGTAGTATTCTGGTCTCAACATCTTCTTAGCATAACGAGTCAAGAGACCTTTTCTTGGTGTGAAGGTATCTGGATCGTATACAAGAGGAGTCATGATCAATGGAATATAAGGAGAGAAGGTAGCACCAGTTTCAAGGAACTGTGAACCTCTGTAACCCATCAAGATGACGTTTTCAGTCATGTATGGGTTCTTATAAACCTCATATCTGTTGTTCAATTGACCAATTTTCTGAACGCCGAAAGCGTACTTCATCTTAGCTGAATCACCATCTGTGTTAGCAGCAAATCCTGGGATTGATTCAAGGACTGTAGCTGCAGTTGGAGATAATACTAAGAAGTTAGCGCCACCTCTTAAGGTTAACTGGTGGATCTTGTTACTAACTTTTTGTAGTTTAGTACCAAGAGTTTGGAACCATTGGCCTTGTGTGTTAAAGAATCCACTAGCTAAGGTAGCAGGAGCTGAAGTAGCTGTAGCAACTGTATTGTTAACTGCTGACCAGTACTCAACTGTTAGAGCGTTTTCAATTAACATGCCTAGGATTTCAAGGTCGATTTCCATAGAAATATATTCACTCATAATACTTGTCAACTCAGCCTCAGCATCAATACTGTGGTAAGCATTTAAGTCTTGAGCAAATTCAGGTGTCCAAACAGCTTTTAGTTTTCTGGTTTTAGCAACAATTGCTTCAGATTTCATCTTAACGTTGATTTCTGGGATTGAAATACCAGTATCTGAAGTAGCATTAGGGAATGCTGAAGAAGCACCATCCTCAAAATCACCTCTAACATTATCAGCTGGTTGTTTAACATAGTTAATAACGTTTGTGTTAACATTACCAATACCAGCACTAGAAGAGATAAACACATAAACATGAGTGGCATCAGCGTAGTTATAAGCTGGGAGTTGTTCAACAACATTAGCAGTTGAGCCACTGTAAGTAGTAACTGTGTATCCTCTAACCCCTTCTAAGTCTGGGTTTGTTAAAAGAGATTTTGGGATTTTAACTTTAACAATAGCTCCAGCTACTATAGAAGAAGATAAAGCTGAGTCATATCCAACTTCTGACCAAGTAGCATCAGAGCCAGTAGCTCCCACAGAAGCTGAGAAGATATTAGTTGAATATGTCCATCTACCAGCCCCATAAAGACCATCAGTTGGTGAGTTAGTTTGATCTGTTCTACCGTACATAGAACCTGCTCCAAATACATCACCACCAACTGTAAATTTGCCATCACCTTTTGTAGTACCATACTGGAAGTCAAGGAAGAAGACTAGACCAGAAGGAAGATTCATTGGTTGAACGCTAACAAAGTCTTTTGCCGCGATTTGACCAAATACCTTTCTTACAAGTGGAAGAGCAATACCAGCCCATTGTTCACCAGTACCAGCAGTAAAGGTACCTCCAGCAGCACCAGCACCACCACCTGTTTGGGAAGTTTCAACAACAAGTTGTTTAGCTTGGTTTTCAAGAATGAGAGCCATGTTATTTCTTTCGGTCTCAGAGCTTAAACCTTCTAACAAACCTGTTTTTTCCCATTTTGAAGCTAATCTAGCGGCGTCGCTTTGAACGACTCTCCACTGGTTAGCACTTTCTAAAAGAGAGTGTAAGTTTGACATTTTGTTTTTTAATTAATTTTTTTAAAGTTAAACATTATAAAATTCCAGCCAATTTTTGGAACCTTTGAACCATTTGATCCGATTCAACAATTGGCTGCTTTGGAGCTACACCCGCTGCTTTTGAAGCCATACCTAATGATTCTTTAATTGAAGATTTCGCGGTTGTTTTACTAACTAATCCTTCATTTAAAGTTTCATAGATAACTTTGGTTTCTCTTACAGAGGTAGCTTTATCAAAGGCAGATAAAACCTTTATTTTTTGACTTTCAGTCAAATTTTTATTTCTAAAGATCTTATTGACATAAAGAAGTTTAGAGTTAAGAAGATTACTTTCGTTAATTTCTTTTTTAAGGATTTTAATAGTTTTAAGAGCTTCATCTAATCCAACAGATTTTTCTTTTCTAAATTTTCTTAGATTTTCATTCATCTCTGCTTCATCTTTTAATTCCTCAGCTGCTTTTGTAGCTTCTGCTTTAGGATTTCTGCTCGCCATAATTTGCTTAATTTTATCTACTAAAGCATCTTTCTCATCTTGTAAATAAGCTAAAAGAAGTGAACCTCCTCCAAGTCCTACAATAGTACTTAAAAATAGAGCAACCGCATAAGCATCATTAGCTATTTCCGGATTAGAACCAGGTACATTGAAATCAAATTCATTTATATCTTTTTTCATATGTTTATTTTCACCCATAGCACTGGTGCCCATATCAGAACCAGCTGCTTTAGCACCTGATGCCATATTCCAGAAAGTTTTAGCTGCATTTAACATAGCCATAAACTCTTTGTTGTCTTTTAATTCTGGGTTGGCTTTGAGTTTAGCTAAGGCATCTTTGTAGACATCTTCAGGGTAGCCAGCTAATGATTTAAGAATACCTTTAGCAGTACCTTTAGCTTTGTCTAAAAGATTTTCACTTAACTCAACTTCTTCTTCAGCTTCCATTTCATCTCCTTCTTCTTCCTCTTCACCAGAGAACTCAACAGGATCACCTCCAGCTTCTAATTCACCAGATTCAATCATGTCTTCAATAACATCTTCAATAAGAGCTTTTAGCTCATCTTCATCCATCTCATCAAGGTTGATTTCTTCTTTAAGATCTTCAGCTTCTTCAGCTTCATACATATCTTCTTCCATTTCATCTTCCTCATCGAGTTCTAACTCAGCTAAGATTTCTTCAAGGTCAAATTCCTCATCAATTTCTTCAGCCTCATTAGTATCATCCATACCATAGCCTTCTTCCATTTCATCTTTCTCCATGTTAACTTTATCAGCTTCAGCTAAATCGTCTTCTTCTTCTTCTTCAGCTAAGATCTGAGCGGCTAACATAGATTTGATTTGAGGAGTAAAAGCTTCTTCAAGAGCAGCTTTAGCATTAGCTATAGCAGTCTCTTTAACAGCCTTCGCATCAGCGATAGCCTCTTTTAGCAAATCTCTGTTTGTTGACATTTTGTTCCTAAAATTTTTTAATTAAGAAAGTACGCTTATTTAGAAAAGCGTAATAATGGTTAATAAAATTAATGCTACATAAAGTAGATTGGTAGCATATTATGTTAATACATATAACAGGAAAAATCAAAATGTGACTTCCTTAAAAATTTATTGGGCACTGCCCATTATTACAGAGTATTTCTGTGATAATTTCGTTTATTTTTGAATAATCAACACTAGTTAAATTCAAACTTTCATTAATAGGATGAACATAAGCACCAGGTGTTGAAGGTGTTGAGACAAAGTCCCAACATAAAAGTTCAAAATCATCTTGAACTTCTTGTGTTTCTCCAATAGGCTTTAAACTACCCATACCTCTTGATGAAACACCAACAGTAATACCATTTTTAAATAATTGAACTAAAATATTACCAGAAGGGGTAGGTAATATTTCTATTTTACCCATAACATCATTCCCATCCCACCATACATCTTTAATATTATGGGAAACATTTTTTAAGTTTATTATTTGAGAATCTGGGTGGTCTAGTTCTCCTAAAGCTCTGCTTTCTCTAATAGGGCCATCCTTATAACGCTCAATTTCTCTTTCTAAGATTTCTCTAGGGTAACGTCTGCCATTACCGTTTTTAGTTTCAGCAGTTTGGAGTCTTCCTTCAACCATAAGGTTTCCCCCTACAACTTTAGCTTCACTAAGTTGTTGGGGAGAAAGATGAAAAAGTTGAGTGTCTACAAGGACTTGTTTCATTAATAGTCGTAATCAGATTCGTCAATAGTATCATCAACTTCTTCTACAGTTCCTTTGAGTTTAT